GGACGGATTTAACCTGGCCATCATGGAACTGATAAATAAGATTGTCCTCATCAACAAGAACAGGCGTGAGATTGATCAGAAACCCGAAAGCCAGAGGCTTCAGGTTGCCCTCGAGTTCTTCGCCCCCGTCCAGGCCGCCAGTCCCGCCGTACTCGTTTTCCTGTACCGAGTTGTCGAGGAACTGTTCCTTGCCCCTGAATACAATCCCGAGGCGGCGCTGGCTATAGGTGATGTCTTCGGCTGTCCCATATAGCACGCGCTGATATTCGTCGATCGTAAACCCTTCGGCCCCCAGCAACACTTCAACCGTCCGACCATCCCAGAACAGATCCGGGAGGTCGTCGTGCTCACCATCGCCGATCATCAATTCCAGGTTACCGAATGACGTGCGCCCTTGTGCATCCTCATCGTCACTGAACAGGTCAACGTTGCTATCGCAGGCAGTCTTAAGGATCGCAGGCCAGGCGATTGAATCGACAATCGGATACTTCAGACCGATTGACGCGTAAACGTCTGTTTCAGCCGCCCCTACCGGATCGTAGGGTGTCGCGTGAAACAAATAGGCACGCACCGAATCCTGGTCGGCAATGAGATCCTGAACAGCTGGAACGGTTGAAACATCTGTCAGCGACGCCGCAAACGGGACCGAGGCGAACGGGTAGGAGCCGAACATCACGCAGCCGGTGAATTCATGAGCAGCAATATATCACCCCTCAGATCCACGATTTCAGTTTTCAGACTGCCGATTTCTTCTTGCAGCGTTGTCACAATCGCGTTGTCGCCGGTCGTGATCGCGGAACCGATATCCTGCAGTGTCGAAACAGTAACATCCTGGTCAACGAGATTGCCAAGCGTATTTGTCAGGAAGCTGGTGAACTCAAAGAATCCGGCAGTGCTCCCCAGTTCTTCGCGCTTGAGTCCAAGGAAGGTCGGGAGGAAGGATGCCAGCTCGGATCGTGCGGCGGGATCAGTCCTTGCCGCGGCCAGAAGCTCATTGAATTGTGTTGTTGCGTTGGATACCTGTTGCCCGAGCGATAGGCCCCCGGCACCGGTAAATTGAAGTGAACCGAGAAAGGCCTCTATGCTGGAATTAGACGCGCTGAATGCGGCATCGATCACCGCCTGACGCTCCAACTGGTTCAGCCGCTCGACTTCCACCAGGTCGGCACCCAGCGTGCGCGCATTATCGAGGCGTTCCTGTGCCGCTTGCTCAACGTTCTGAAGCGCCAGCAGAAGCGGATTTTCAATCGCAAGTATCTGGTCGGCTATTGAAGTATTGAAATCTGCCAACAGATCGGCCACGGCCTGCTCACGTCGGGTTTCAACTTCCTCGATACTGAACCCGAGTTTTTCGGCTGTCGATGCAAGGGTATCGAACTGCTCATTGAGCGCGGCCAGCGCCTGTTCTGCCTGATTTAATTCTGCCCCGTCATCCTGGAACATATTGATCAGTTCAATGATGCCCTGTGCTGACTGCACCAGGTCATCAATGTTTCCAGGATCACGGCCAATTGAGTTGAGCAGGCCTGATGCCACCGTGTTTTCTGCCACGGCATCGATAATCCGCACCAGGCGGGTTTTGACAACATCGAACGCTTCGTTATCGAACCCCTGAACACTGAAGAACTGCCCGGTGCCGGATAGCCCCGTCCGCACCCGTTCGATTTGCCCGGGCGACAATATGGCCGCTATGGCTTCATCAAGATTAGCCAGGCCGCGAATGATGCCCGCCGAATCGACATTCTGAGAGGCCGTAACGTTCAGGCCACCGAAAGGTGTCTGGATTCCCCCTGCCCCGGTTCCGAACCCGAATTTCTGTTTATCGTTCCCGCCGCCGAACCCGAACCCATTACCGATAAAGCTTCCGATCAGGTTACCAGCGAAAGCGCCAATTCCGGCACCGAGCGGACCACCCAGGATTGCACCAATCCCGCCACCGGCCAGACCACCGATATTCCCTGTTGCGTTGCTGTTCAGTCCGATCAGATTAGAGAACTGCTGCCCAACAAAGTTCCCAGCCACCCCGGCGCCGATCGCAAGCGCCGTCGTCTGCAAAGACGCGATACTCAGCGGCCCGAGGCCCGGCACATTGATCATGCCCGCGCTACCCCCGGCCAGGAAGCCGCCCACAGTTCCAGCTGCAGCCCCGGCCCCGCCCGAACTGGCCGCCCCGGCCGCCGCAGAACCACCTAGCAGACCGATCCCGCCAATCCCGGACGATAGGATAGACGGCCGGAATATCAGCAGAGCGGTGATCTCACCGGCCAGGCGGGCCATAATATCGCGGATTGCGTCGGTCAGGTCTTCAAATCGGGTGACGCCGTTCCGGTAGATATCAGTGAACGTATCCCCGAACGAGCTTTGGATGTTTGCCGCGGCGTTACTGAATGGTGTGGTGAAAACCTTCGCGGCTTCCTCTGATCCTTTTTTCAGTTCAGTAGTCGACGACTTCAACGCCTTTTCTGCGATGTCGGCTTTTTCTTCTGCGAACGTCTTTTCAATTGCCACTCTGGCGGCGGCGAATTCCTGGCTTGTGATCAGTTCCTGATTCAGCCGGTCGAACTGTTTTAGCAGTTCTTCGTCACGCTTGGCGGCCAGTAGATCAACGCCGTCAAGGCCTGCCTTTGCAGCCCTGGCTTCGTGCCTTGTGATATCGGTAAGCGCCTTTTTGCGTTCTGATGCGACTTTTTTCTCGGCCGCTGCCCGGTCCTTTTCTGCTTCGGCCGCTTCCTTCGCCGCTTCGGTTAGCCGTGTTTGCTCCTCGCGAAGCTCAGCAGCAACCCGCTGACGCTCTTTGTCCTGCAGCAAATCCTCTGCTTTTAATTTTACGCTTTCCGCGAGCGCAACGTTAACGTCCTCCAGCCTTTGCGTTGTTTTGTCAATTTGCCCCTGGAGCAGGAATTGCGGCGTTTTAGCCTCTGCCAATTGCTCAAGCTCGCCGCGTAACTTCCCAGCTTCCCTGGCAAGTGATCCCAGGCTGCGGTCGTCTAAATCCCTGAAACTGTTAACCCAGTCGACGAACGGCGGAACCAGCTCCACCAGGTCCTCGGCAAATCCCTTAATCGTCGGTGCAAGCTCAAGCAGCGCATTATTGAAATTGCCACTGAGCGCAGTAGACAGCTCGCTGATTGTGTCGGTCAGTTCCTTTGCATTCGCCGCAGCATCTTCCTTAATGACGCCGCCGAGATCCTGCAACCGCTGCCGCAGTTCCTCTATCCGTTCAGCGCCCTGGAGCGCTACCAGGCCAACATCCCGGCCACTCTCTGAAAACAGAGCATCAGCAAACGAGGCCCGTTCCGCTGCTGTTGACAGCTGCCCGAGACGGTTTACAACGAGGCTTAATTGTTGATCAAAATCAGTTGTCGATCGCAGTGAATCGAGTAGGCCCTTGTCAAACTTTTCAAGGAATCCGACCAGCGGGCCGCTTCCGATCGTTGTAATATCGCCGAGCCGCTTTGATAATTTGAGCATCAGCCCGGCGAATGTATCTGCGGCCACCCCTGACTGCTCGGCAACGAATTGCCACTCCTGGAGCGCCTCGACATTGATGCCGATCGCCCTGGCTTGATCCAGCAGCGCGTTCGCTGATTCAGCGGCACGCTTAGTCAGCGCGAACAACCCACCGGCTGCCACGACGCCACCAGCAGCTGCCAGCCCGGCAACGCCCAACTTTGACAAGCCAGAGCCAACAGGCCCGATGCTGCTTGCCAGTTGGCGCATGCTTCTTTTTGTTTCAGACACAGCGGCATCAACAGCCTTAAGCCCTTTGCTTGCCTGCTTGCTGCCTTTCTCGATCTTTTTGCCGGCAGTCTCGCCAGTGGCACCGATCTTTTTTAGATCGCGCTCGACCTTTTCTCCGCCTTTCGATCTTATTTCTAATTCTGTTTTTTTCGTTGCCATGTCAGATATCTACGCCGAAACGTTGCTCCGCTTTTGTGCTGTTCCGTTCCCACTGTGCCACCACAGCATCATCGATATTCCTGATCGCTTTTGCGTAGGCCTTATCTATGTTGATTCGCTTTTTAAATCGTACATGTTTGACCAGGATAAAAGCGGCTTGTCCTTTTCTCGGCCCCGATTTAAAAATAAGCAGCGCCGTCTTGCCGTCCTTGTTTGGGATAAACGCGAACGTGCCAGCCGGCCAGTCTGACGGCTTGCGGGAAACCGGATCATTCTTCACCCCTCGGCCACGCCCGGCGGCCGGTAATGGAATTGCCAGCGCCTTTCCGACACCCGCGCGAACGGTTGTCGCTTCATCCAGGACCGTTATCAGGTCGACCAGGCCCCCAGGGCGCTTATACAGCGCCTTGCTGCGCACCAGGCCGGCGGCATTAAGGCTTGTCCCGCGTTTCGGGTATACGTTGCTTTGTATGGTCTTGCCGAGGCGCACACCCAACCCGGCACGCAAAACCTGGCGCCGTAGGTTGTTCTTCAGGTTTGTCGCCCGGCGTTTGATTATCGTGGTGACCGCCGCCTTTCCGCCCTTGACCTCGGCATCCAGAAACGCCTGCAGGTCACCGCGAAGTGCCAGGGATACCTGCCAGGTCATTTCGGCAGCTTCCGCTCAAACGCTGACATCATGTTGAACGCCTCAAGTAACCACGAACATTGATCGACCACGCCACCGGCATCAGGCAGATGTCCACCACCCATGCCGCCGCCCTGGTAGAGCCGCCACAGTCGCGTGATATCGTGATATTCGATCGGGAGATCCAGCGCCGGATTTTCTGGGTAGATCGTTCCGCCTATGTCCCAGCCTGGACCTTTGTCGGGAGGGAGGCGACCGCAGTCAAAGTCTTGGGGTCTGCTGGAGATTGTGACTGCGATTCGGAGTTTTTTTCCTGTCCACCGGTCGGCGACATCAGGGTAATGGCTTTCCAGCCGACAACGTCAATGTGCTCGGCCGGCATGGCATCCAGCAACGCCTCGCACAGCATGCCGCCGCGTTCTTTATAGCGCAGCTCGCTGCCCTCCCACCCCTTCACAAAATGCCTGAATGCCATGATAGGCGCGATTGAAAGCCAGTACCCGCGATCCGCTGACATTTGATTGTATACGTCATATTCGCGCTGCATGAACGATTCTATTTCGCCCATGCGGGCTTGCAGGTCTTTCAGAGATTCGCGCTCTTGATCGTTTGCATCGTCGCCGATCTCAGCCATGGCTTTTGTTTCGATCTCATAGCTGTTGATCATCTCGATCAAAACGCCCTGCTGGTCATCCGCCACGCACTCGCGCACGCCATCGCGCAAGGTGTTGAGCATCGATTCATCGGAATGGTAGACAGCGCCCAGGGACTGCACATCGCGCCGGTAAACAGCGCGGGACAGCAGGGTGGGAACCGCTACCAGGTAGGTGACATCGTCAACCGGTACGCGGACGACCTCTTTTGCAGATAGTGGGATCATGGGTTACCAGTAACACAGGAAGGCGCCGGAATCTTCTCCAGACGGGAAGAACGTTAATTCTTCCGTGACAATACCGGAACGATCACCCAGGGCGACACCGGTATATAGTGCGGCCGGTACAGTAATACCGATCTTGTTGCCGGCCACCTCACCCCAACGGGCATGGATGATTTTCTCGGTCGCGGCGTCCATGTCGGTGATCGTGTCCCGGGTCGCTACCAGCGTCTTGTTAGGATCGAGGTTGCCGGTCATGTTGCGCTCGGTGATCTGAGCAGGCCCAAAACCTTGTTCCGCACACGGGTCAGGCGGGAATACCAGCGTATTGCCGACATCAATCGAGAAGTTCTGCAGCGCGACGCAGACGCGGTCTAGGTTCATCGCAGCATTTTTGAATGCCGGCGGCCTGGTCGAGTCATACACCGCGGCCGGTACGGCAACATCAGTCTGCGAAACAAAGCGGCCGGAGAACGTGAACGATGCGCGCCCGACGTTCTGTGTTGCCACATTGAACACTGGAGCACCACGAGCACCGGCAAAGATAAACTTAATACCGTCGATGTAAACCTCAAGCGTGCCTGATGGGATACTGTCGGATGCCGGTGTGTACAGAACGTTGGCCGGTAGGCTGGCTTCTGTTGTGCCATCCAGTACAGGGCTGAACGTATCTGTCAGAATCGCAATCTTGTCTATCCCATCGGCGGAATAGTCAGTAACAAAGGGATAAGCCACTACTGCCGGGTTTACCGTTAAGGCAAGCGGCATGCCCCGGTATAGCTGAGCTGTCGCCGCGTAGGCAGCGCCAAGCGTTACCGTCGTCGCGCTACCGGCCGTTACCGCCTGTGCAGCGATCGGCGCGGCAGTGATGGTCTCGGCCCAGCCGCAGGCTTTTAGCATTTCATTGCATTCAGGCGGTGTACCAGCAGTGCCACTGCCTTTCAGCAAAACATCGAACGAGACAGACACCTGCAGGCCAACAGGAATTGGACCGCTAGAATCCAGGGAGCCGGTTGCCTCGTTGGTCTGGATCTGCTGAGCGTTGAAATTGACCGCGAGATTTTCGACCTTGATGGCATCGGTTGACGCGCTAGGTACAATCGGCGTGTCTTCAACCGCTTCTTGCTTGAAAAGTACAGCGGCGTTGCGTGCGCGTAAAAGTGCCATTAGTTGTTCACCTCGCTGGTTTTGGCCTTGCTGCTGTCAGACTTGGCCGGCTTCTTTTCTTCGGCATCGCCCTCGGCTGTTGTGATGTATGTCGTCACGCATTGACGCGGCGCGGCGCGCTGTTTGCGGTGACTCGGTATCTTTTCGGTCATCTGTCTAAGCTCCTAAAGTGAACGGGTCACCACCCGCAGTTGAATATTGAATGCTGAATGTCATTGCAAAAGCGCCTGTCGGCTTGCTGGCTTCGTCATCGATATAAACATCCTGCAGGCCGCCCTCCCGGACATCGACCGTCAGGCCACCCAGGGTATGACTTGCCAGGCCTGCCTTGACCAATTCGCCGTACAGGTTATTAACAGCAGGCCCGAGCAGCGCATCACTTGCCGCGCGCGCGTAGCCTTCCGCATCAATGTCTAGTTCGTAACGTGTGGAACAGGTCTCATCACTCAGGATGATTTGAGGACCATCGAACAGGATCACGAAAGCATCGCTGGTTTTCGGAACCGGGCGGCTGCGGTTGCGCTCGACAACGGCAGTTGGCATTGCAACGCCTAGCGCTGTGGATACGGCCGTGTGGAAGGCCGCTATCACCTGCTCGCGGATTGAGTCTGCCATATTATTCGATCAGTTCCATCGACCACACAAGCTGATCAACGTCCTTGATTTGCGGGTTTGTGATGCTGTAGGTTGTCGAGCCAATCAGCAGGCTATCACCAGTAGCCACCACGGTGACCTCTGAAACACGGATATCAGCCTTGATCTTTTTCACAACCTGGCGACCACTAAACACGTCGGTCGGGTCATCTTCGATGGTCTTGATCGCCCGCACACTGACAGGCCCGCCCGCAGCTGGCGTATAGATTGCATCAACGGCCAGGTTATCGTCGGCGAACAGAGTGTCTATGGCTGTGTCGAAGATTGTCACGTTAATGGCGCCTGATATTGTCTAGGGTGCCAATTATTCGGGAGGGAGAGTTTCAAATCAACAAATCACCGTTCACATCGAAACACTCAGACATTGTTTTGACTTGCATCAGGCCCTTATCTACATATTTTTTGATAAGCGCCATAGCAGCGTCATAGTCAGCCACGTTTGTTCCTGTATCAGCGGCCCCTGATGCCACGATGTTGTGCCAACTGAAAATCAAAATACCTCCATATTTAGAAACCTCATCCAATAACGGCGGCATGACCGTTTGATACGGTCGAGCATTACTATTGATTGTCTGCAAAGGCATCCGCATGTTTTTGTTATTCGCCCCTGAATCGTCGGTATCGTTGGAACTCCAATCACTTGTTGTATACCACAACAATGCAGATTCTGAAGTCCTCGCCGTATTAATCCCCTGTGCGACAAAAAGATCATAAACCTTCGTCCCATCCCCGCTCGTGGTAACCCCCTGCGGCCATGATGTGATGTGTTGAGCAGAAGTAAACCCGTTCGTTGTCTGCCATGCTTTGCCCTGAATTATTTCCGCTGTAATTTCAGCATCTGTCAGAGTATTGAGTACATCACCGCTATATGTCGCGTGTTGACAGATATCGTGACCTTCGGTGTTCATCTGAGTGACTTGAGCAAGTGTCATGCTCGGAGCCCCCGCCTCAACACTTTCCGGAAGGACATACTGGGTGGTTTTGAATCCGTAAGAATCAAGTACCGGCTTTCCGAGGGTGAAAATTCCACCACCACCGTCATCGTGCCCAATTACAACTGTTGGTGGGATAAATTTGTTGAGATAGAGTCCGTTAAGATAAACGCGCGGAGAAAAGTTAGCCGGGGGATTTCTCCCGACTACTCCATCAGAGCCACGGATTTCAATACGGATATCTTGCATATCCTCCCAATCGAATGTTCCTGCTGAAGGCTCGAAATCAATCCGGTTGAAATCCATAAACCTTGCCATGGGCGGTAGGGCGGAAAACACAGTATTCCCAATGGCCCGATGGGTCGCAACCACAGAATTATCGAACGACCCATCACCGTCGCTTCCCATGTAGACTTTAATCGCCCCAAGTCGAGCAATGTTTGAATTCGGGCTATGCCATGCAGTGTCCATGGCGATAAAAAAGCCAATGTTGAACATCAGCGAAACATCCCTGGTCGGGAATGTCCTGGTCATGCGCCAACCGGTTTCTTTCGGGCTTGCCGTGTCATCAACAAACTCAAATCCAGTGAACGCAATCAACCACGTATCGCCAGCAGGGCCTGCATGAGACTCAGGCCCTATAAAAGGGTCCGATTGCCACCCGTCCGGGTTTACGTCATCTTCGCCGACTTCCGAAGTCCAAAGGCTGTCATCCTGCAAATCATCCAGGAGAACCTCAGTCTTTTCGCTTAATGGAGAACCACCACCCCCTACAGTCAGTGTCATTTGAACCACCAGATAACCATTGTTGAAGCATTCGCCGTTCCAAGAACACGCACGTCTTCAAGATTCCCGACAACAATTATTTCAGTCGGTCCGCCGATGTTCGCGGTCGTATCTTCAACATTCTTCATATGAAAATCAGAAGTTGTCGCGGCAGTTCCATCAAGCGAAAGATAAATCCGGTCAGTTACCGTCCCACCGTTGACTTGTAGTAAGGCCCTTCCTGCCCCCGTCGGAGCCTCCGGGAGGGCTTGTGAACTCGCTGATAACGTCAGGGCTGCCTGAGAAATAATCTCGCCGGTCTGTGATGCAATAGAAAGGCCGGCCCCATCCGAGAATATCGCCCCAGTGGTGGGATCTCTTGTTTGTGACATGTCAATACCTCAAAATTGTTAAATAGAATATCTGTGCGACTACGCCAGGATATACCCATCAAAACCGCCGTCAGCGGCTGAGTTAGCGGTATCCGTCGTAACCTGTAATTTAATGATAGCAGGCCCATCGATGCGGAATAACGGATCATATTTATGGCCCACTGACCATGAGCCCTCGCTGACAGCGCCCATTGTATGCTTGACGATAAAGCCAGCCGGCTGATCGTCTGGGATAGGGTTTATCACCAGCCTGGCATCCGCACCTGCATTTTTCACCGCTTTGTTGAGCGATGCATAATACTGCGTCATGAATAACGACTGGCCTGATGGAACCCCATAAATAGCCATCTGCGTTTGACCATCTCCAGGATTGATCTGCGCGGTCAGCGTGCTATCAGTTGCTGCAGTCACGCTTATGGTCCCGGCATTCGGTCCGCTCGATCCGAACGATGTAACTTTTACCCGGTGAACGATGACGTAGCTATTCGCCGTATTGACCGGTGTTGCACCTGCCAGGGTAATTACTTCGGACGTTTCCGGAGAACCCCAGGTTTGCAGCCCATACAGTTGAACGGTGTGTGCGCCATTGCCGGCCGGGCCAGTGTCCGCTGCATCGGTTGAAACCAGTGCATGAATACGTGCCGCTGTCGGGGCAAGCCATATCGGATTCACTGTCGTTGAGTTCGCGCCATCCCAGATATCGGTTAATACGCCTGAGTCCGCATCGAATGTGCGGCCGAATTTATTAAGTCCTCGAAACCTGGAAACCAGGCCCGCGGATATCAACAGCGGAATGCCGACCGTGTGCTGT